CTCTGGCGAGTCACTGCCGCCACCGTCAGGGGCGCCCGTCGCGGTCTTACCTGGAAGAACCACCCTACTCCGCCCGATACGGCGCCGCGCGATGGCACCGGCCGCGGCATGAATCGCATGGCCAAGCCGGCCCGAGTGCGCAGGAGTTATTTCCGTGACTGAGCACATGCTGGCCGAGGAGCACTTAATGCCGCGGGTGAAACAATGGCTTGCTGAGCGCATCGCTGGCGAGGAATGGCGCGCGATCGCCGACCGCGCTGGATTGAGCATTACCGTCATCAGGCACCACTGTTTCCGGGCCGTGAAGCGGGGCGAAGCGACGTTTGAGCAGATCAGGTATCGCCCCACCAAAAGGAAGGGTCTGCCAGACGCTGCCTACAACGAACGATGGCTGGCTCGCGTCCGCGCCAAATGCAAGGTGAGTGAATCCGGCTGTTGGCTATGGACAGGCGTGATCCACAGCATATGGGGCTACGCCTATACCGCCTACCGCGGGAAGGCCAGACCCGTGCACCGCCAGACGTTCAAGCTGATTCACGGAGTCGAGCTCACTCGCGATCAGTACGTCTGCCACACATGCGATATCAGGCATTGCTGCAACCCAGATCATCTCTGGCTCGGCTCCAACTCTGACAATCAGAAGGATTCCAGCCAGAAGGGACGGCATTACGAGTCTCGGCGCGCCTATTGCGAGAGCGGCCACGAATTCACCCCGGAGAACACTCGCACCAGGCCGACCAAGTCCGGAGGTTTCGCTCGTATCTGCAAGCAATGCGAGCGAGAGAAATACTACAGCGCGGGATATCGCGAGGTGCTTGCGGAACGACGGCGCATTAGCGCTCGAATAAAACGGGGCTGGTCCCCTGACGAAGCGAAGAACAAACCGCCGCGAGTCTGGCGAAGGAGGGAACTCAATGTCCGGTGAGCAAACACAGAAAGAAGCGCTGGCCACTGAACCGAGCCTCGAAGGACGCACGGCCAAATGCGCGTACCACGGACAGAAAACCTCGACTCGAGGGAGTTACGGCGGCGGTAACGAGTGCAACTACGGCCAGCGGGACCATAAGGTATGCACCTGCGTGCAGCCTTCATCCAAGGAACTGCCGTTCTTTGAATACTGCGGTCCAGGGTCTCGGCAGGCCGACGAACTGTGCAAACACTGTGGCTATCACAAGGTGGCGCACGACAAGGCCGATAGGTCACGACAGGTATGCGGCAAGTTCGAGCCGAAGGGCGATACAGGTTTCGACAAATTCTATTGCGGCTGCGCAGGATGGGACTGACATGACCGACGCTCATCGGACCGAAGATCCGCCGACCATTCTCAAGCGCCTAAAGAATTGGCCGAAGCTGGAGTTGGGCGGCGTGAACCTTGGAAGCATCCAAAAGGTGATGAAGGAGGCTGCGGTAGAGATTGAGAGGCAGCAGCGGGAGATCAAGCGCCTCGAAAAGACCGTTGAACGCTATGCCGATGCCTCGGTGGAGGATGGAAATGTCTGAGCACAAGTCATCTGCAGATATCAGCGCCGACAGTACACAAGCGCCAACGCAGATGGAGGCAATCCTATGTTTGGGTTAGCTGTCATGGCGGCGGCCTTGGCCACCGAACGCCGCGAGAGATTCGGCGACGGGTGTCTAATCGTCTGGGGCGATCCAATCACGGGACCCTGCACTCGTGGTATGGCCGCACGTCATCCCAAGGTTTTCCCCGCCAGCGCCGAGTACTACCGCATCTGCGACCGGATCGCGCGAGGCTGGAAGCCATGACATCGGACCAGATCGTACAACGCTTGCGCCCCTATTACGTCGATCCCATCAAGCAGACTGGCCACAGTGCAACGATGGTCGGAAACCTTGAAGGCGGCTATGTCTCGTGGGAGGACTACAAGAGGCTGTGCGACATCATTGCAACGATTATGGACATGATGAGCCCCGTAAGCCATCCAGAAACCAAGCAGTCTATTGGCTTCCACATGTGCTTCGTGCGCGACGCTGACGTGCCGCTACTTCAGCAGATCGCCCAAATGGGAGATGTTCGCCGTGCATAGCCCAGAGTGCCCTTTCTGTCATCGCGATCCCTACGAGTACGTCGATATTGGCGTTGGTTATGAACGTGCGGCGGTGAGTTGCTGTGGAGCCGGTATTGCTCTGATCCAGTACCACGATCCGAAAGCCTGCCGAGCTTACGACTTGATTCGAAGTAGTGATCCACGCCGCCAGCGTCATGGTTGGCGCCTCGTGGAGGCAATGCAATGAAAGAAGCGCCGACCAAGGAACAACAGTGCAACCCTCCCTGCCCCGCTCACCTGTGCGCTGAGCTATCGAAGGTAGGTATGTGTCAACACAAAGAGGCGCGGTCCTCAAAGGAGCGCTTATCGCCTAAGAAACTCGCCGAGTTTCGAGAGTTGGTCAAGTTTGGCTCTCACCTCGGCGTTGGCGGTCGCGCTCTCGCCCTACTGCTCGATGAGATCGAGGCATGCTGGGCAGAACGTAAACCGGACGAGACGGCAGCAGGTGAGCCAACACTGTCCACGATGTACGTGAGTCGTATCTGCACGGCTTACGAATCTGGCTATGGGCGCGGGGAATCGAAGCGAGACTTGGCACAGCCCTATGCCAGCGGAACGCCGGAAGCGCTCGCCTACTTCGAGGGATACACCCGCGCCATCGCTCGCCAAGTAAGCGCTGTGGAACCGTCCGCGCTATTGTGCGAAGCGTGCAATCAACCTGCGCATAGGCACCCAAGCGTCTCGTGCGAAGTATTCAAACCGTTGAACGGGTCCGAACAGCTCTCTAACAAGTGACAGGTGACCAATGAGAAAAGAATACGAAATGACTCCGGCCCAGCTCGATAAGCTGCTGGAGGCTTGCAAGCCGGTACCCTACCTGGTGGCCAACGGAACTGAGCCTGCATCACCCCAGGAGAACGCCAATCGAGCGTGGCAAGCCCTTGGTGAGGAACTTGGGTTCGACCATATGACCGTGCGACCTAACGGCAAGGGCGATCGGTTCTTCACGGCTGACGCGCTCTGAGCGAGTCGGAGAAACAAACATGAGCAGAACTAGCGAACACCATCACAGGCTCAACGAGCAAGGCGAAGGGAAATGTTCTGTACCGATGTGGTGCAACGGCATGCCGGCAGATTTCTGCGATCGGCCAGCTTACGGTGAGAGACCGCCAGGCCGAACCTATTGGAGTTACGCTGCTAATCAAGAAATGCGCGTTGACGGTCGCTACAACGGAGTTGTTCCAGGATTGGCATGCCCTCTCCACGGTGGCCCAGAGGTGCGAACGTTCATGGACGGCAACGCCTGGTGCGCGGTTGGTCCCGACTTCATCAACCTACAGGAGAGTCCTGCGGGATTCGGCGAGACGCGCGAAGCCGCGATAAGCGCTCTGGGCAAGACATGAGCTACACAATCGAGCAGCTCGATGAGGCTGTTACCCGCGCAGTCAAACGCGAGCGCGAGAAGTGGCAGGCTACGCAGGTGTTCTGGTGTGACGAGCACGGTAATACGCACCCGGTACCGGTGCTTCATCGTGCCGAGTGGGGTGGCACCATCATGGTTCAGATAGAACGACCCGCTCCACAGCACTCGGGTGATGCAAGTGCTTAGATTGCTATCGTACGGAGGCGGCGTGCAAACGACAGTCGAGGCGCTGATGCACGCGAGTGGCGAGCTGCCACCAATCGATGGAGCGATATTCGCCGACACGCTCCAGGAGCCACGAGCGGTTTACCGGCAACTCGATTGGCTTCAGAAAGAAGTCGATAAGTCGAAACATCCGTTCCCGCTCTACCGGGTGACCCGTGGTGATTTATGGAAGTCCGTCAGCACTGTGCGGACCACATTAGATGGACAGCGGCACTACATCAAAACTGCCATCCCGTTGCATTTCGTGAATTCAGATGGCGAGCCCGGTCGTGGCATGCGAAGTTGCAGCCAGGACTTCAAGATTAAGGTCGTCACAGCCAAGACGCGCGAACTGATTGGCCGTCGTCACAGACAGATCAAGGAATCAGACGGCGTTCTGGTGAGTATGCTGATCGGGTTTACCGTCGACGAAGTCCTGCGGATGAAAGACAACCCACTGCCGTGGATCCGCAATGTCTATCCCCTAATTGACGCTTCAATGAGCCGGGCCGATTGTCACGCTTGGGCTGAGCGCCGCGGATACCCGGAACTCGTCGGGTCCGCCTGCAAGTTCTGTCCGAACCGGACCGACTGGGGGGTGTTGGAGCCGGACGAGCTTCAGGAGTGCATTGACCGCGAGACTCAACTTCAGGCCGCGTATGCGCAGACCGAGATCAAAGGCGTGCCTTACCTTCATATCTCACGTATCCCTCTTTCACAGATCAAACATAGCGCCACGCGCCGCCGCAAGATGGCTGAGGAGCAATTGAACATGTTCATCAACCAATGCAACGGGGGCTGCGGTATATAGGCGCTCTTACATCCACACCGAGTCAAACATGAAACGCAAGCCTTTACCGCCGCGTGCCAAGGCGATCGAGTACGCCTCGCTGATGAAAATCGTACCCTTCGCTTCAGAGCGGCTGAGATTCAACGCGCTCACTTTGGCATGGCATGCGGGTTACAGAGAGGGGCGCGCGGCAGCGAGACGCGCTCGTAGTGCGTCCGATGCTCAATAAATACGCAGCCCGTTACAAGACCGTCTATCGCTTCCCGTTCTGGCGGGTGCGCATTGGCGATGGTACCGCGCTATATGGCCGCTACCTAACCCACACTGGCGCATTGCGGCAGGTATCGATGTTGGCGCAGGCATTCTATGACGGCAAGTTTGTCGGCGAGCGGCAAGGTAAAGTCGGATGCAAGAACTTCAAGATGCGCGATAGCAGAATGTTCTGTAAGAACTGCGGCTTTCACTACGATGAGCACTGACAATGGATGAGCGTTGCGAAAACTGTCGGTTCTTCAAACGGCAAGAGGGCTTTTCTGGAGGCCACTGCCGCAGATTCCCGCCTACCATCGTGGGGAATTTGATCGAGAGTGAGCGCTATGGCAGGGAAATAACCTGGGATCAAGCCATGCCTTACACGCAGATCGCGGATTGGTGCGGAGAATGGTCCTCTGTCAGCGCAGACGAGAGTCAAAGTCCATGAACAGACCAGAACACGCAGTCGAGATCAAATTGACCGGAGCCTTGAAAGCGGCGGTCGACCTAGGTAATGAGGTCAATCGGCTTCGGACCGCCATGCGCGAAATTGCTTTTGAAGTATCGGCAGTTGGTTGCGAAGGTGCGGACGATGCAATTTGCATCGAGACCGAGAGAGCGAAAGAGGATTGGTGTCCCTATTGCCGTATCGGGGTAATTGTTCGTGATGCTAGCTCACCGCCAACTGTGTCTAACAGCGCATCGGAGAAGCAATGAAACACGGCGACTACTGCAATCTTTGCGGCGCCCCGCGCAAGCCAACGCAGGCTCCGGTGCACGTGTTCCGTAATAGCGTGGGCGCAGAATTCATTCGAATTCGCAGATTTCGCCCAAAGATCGGAAAGGCCATGATCGAGGAAAGTCCTGACCTGATGCTATCGATTTCACTGTATCGCAATGGCGGCGGTCTACCCGGCGAGCATATCTGCGATGACTGCATCATCATTGGCTTGCGTCATGCCAAGCGGTTTGTGGATGAGACACTTACGGCCCTAGGTAGCCCATTGGAGCCTATCGGCGATGCACCGCAGGAATGCGAAATTTCCTGAATAGGACTTGACGGCCTATAGGACACTATGGCCTAATAGAGCCACTGAAACGGAGGCTCTATGAACAAGCGTACTGAACTGGCGATTGAGATCCTGAAGAATGGCGGCTACTTCCGTAAGCAGTTGGAGACCCAGTATCGTGGAGGCGAGAAGTTCCATACTCGCCTGCGCAATGCGGACCGCCAGATCGTCAAGGGGGTGGGCTTCCAGACCTGGGCGGAGCTGGAGGACTCGGGAATGCTACAGCGTAGAGAGTGCCTCTCAAGCAGCGTATGGCCCGAAGAGTGGGTACTGCGGGAAGAGGTGGCGGCTTGACCGCCGCCCAACTCCAGAAGCTGCTAGACCTCGCTGGGCTATCCCAGCGGGGGGCAGCAAAGGACCTTGGCATCAGCGAGCGGAACATGCGCCGCTACATTGCCGGCGATCTCCCGGTCCCGCGCGTTGTCGAGTACGCCCTGCGCTGGCTGATCTCGGAGAAAGATCACAAGTAACCGTGAGCGGTGAGCAGACATGATCCGCGACGAAATCAATTCCACACTCGCCAAGCAGATGGCCGCCAAACTCGATGGCGAGATCGAGGGAGCGTTGAACGGCTTTTGGCCAGCATGGTCCCGAGATGATGTAAAACGCCGATGCCATCTCGTCAGTCGCGCCGGTAGTCCGATCCAGACTCTCTACGCTGATGGCATACCTATTCTGGAGATTCATCCTATCCAGATCGAGACAGTGAAGACTGAGACTGGGTGGACACTTCAGGCGACGCAGAACTATCGACGCTTACATTCCCGAGCTGATCAATGACCGACTGTATCGTGAAATGGGATGGAGGGTCCCAGACCATCAGAGACGCGCAACTGGGTGATCCACGCGTAGGTGCTCTGCTCGATCGATTGGCAAAGAACGGCGCCAAGAATCCCTCCGTGGAGTTCCTGGACGACTTTCTCGATGGAGACGCTGACCCCACGACGGATCCTACAAATGCCAATGTCTGAACACGAGGCTCGTGAGCAAGAGCTACTCGGAGAGATCGAGCAGCTCCGTGGCAACCTCTCCCTCGCCGAGGAAGGGCTGGCCAACTACCACCGGGAGGCATTGTCACTGCATGAGCAGATTGCGGTTCTGCAGGGTGAGCGCGATAGGCTGAGGACGGCCATAGAGCGCGCCCACGCAGAGCTGGATGACATCCTGGAGGACTGGCAGCTCGAGGGGCGACATGGTCAGCCACGTTATGAGCGACTCAAGCGAGAGACTCAGGCGGCTGAAGATGCGTTTAGAGGCTCCGTACCACAGACATGAAACGCCGCTGGCGCGATACGCTCCGCAGCCCCGTGTTCTGGAAGGCGTTCTGGGACGGATTGACGCTCCGATGGAAGCGCGGTTAACTCAGAGGAGTTTGGCGAGGATGAATCCGACCGCCAGTGCGATCACCGCTACGCCAATCACGAGCCCGCCGCTTGACTTCACGTCGGTCTGTGCCTTGGCCTCGAAGTCCTTTACCTCGGTCTTCACGTCCTGCTTGATCTTGTCGAATGCGCTCATGACGACCTCATTTGTTGGCAATCACTTTGTTGATGGCATCGGTCTTGGCGGCTGATCCTGCGGAACTACCATAGTAGTACTGGATGATGCCGGTCCATGCCGTTCCCAAGGCGCCCACCATGACGAGCATGACATCTCCGCCAGTCTGGGGCTTGCCGTAGATAATCAGATACGCCAGGGTTGCAAAAAATCCGATCGTGATGAGATAGGCCATGTACTTGGGCGTGGTGTCCTTGGTGGCGATCTCCATCGCCCGGGCGTTGGCCCGATCATCGAAGGTGAGTTTCTCCTCGCTGATATCCAGGGCCTTCATCTGTGTCTGGAAGTCGTTATCCGCCTGTTTGAGCTTCAGCAGGATATCTGGATCGGTCGAGGTGATCGCTGCTTCCATGGCCTTGGGATCGCTCGTGCCGAGGGCTTTGGAGAGCAGACTTCCGGCGAGCCCTCCGAAGGGTCCGCCGAGGGCAGTACCGATCAGCGGTGCGACTGTGGCGAGAACGGATTTGGCTGTGGCTCCAAAGTTCATGCGCGCACCCCATCCGGTGTAATGCTGAAGTGGTCATAGTCCTTCAGGTGCTGAAAGTCTCCTCCGAAGCGGTATGAGGGCCCCAGCGTCTTCCACCAGGCGCCGAGCTCGATATACGGCTCTGGCGCGGTCACATACTCTCCATCCTTGAAGAGATTCAGGTCAATCGCAAGCCGATCGGTATGCAAGCTATGAGCGATTCCGGTGCCATGGGAAGCGTTCAGCGCAGCTTGCTCAGGTGAGCGCCAGGCCTCTCCCAGGGTGACACCGTAACCCAGCTCTGCCGCCTTCTGGATGAGTTTCGCTGCAGCTTGCGCAAATTCCTGTTGGAGTACGCTCACTGCTCGAGCCTCGAAAACTTCCCGGTCATGGCCAGCCCCTCGAGCCGGGCCGCTATCGCCCGCGTAGCCGCCGCATCCTCTCGGATCTCCTTTAGCTCCTCGTCCTGCCGCGTGAAGCGCCCGCCGCTTTCCTCGTGGCGCCTGTCTACCTTGCCATCCAGTTTCTCGATGGCTTCTTTCAACTCACCACGAGTCACGAAATATCTTTGGAGAACAGCCACGATCAAAGCTCCTACGATGGGGGTTGCCGCACACACTGCGGTGACGATTGTCCAGTTCAATTTGGAGTATCCGCAGCCGTGCGGCTGCACTCGTACCAGTTGCTGCCGTTGAACTCGAAGCGGATCGTGCGGTTGTTTCCGGTCGCGGGAGATACCCAGGCGCCGGCCAGTTTGTAACCGGCTGCGAATGTCACCGCTCCCAGAGCACCGCCTGAATTGTTGGCTATGCGGAAAGCGATCTCCTCGCCATCACCGACATTGGCGGCAGTGGGGACATTGATCGTGAAGGCCGTACCGTTGTTTGCCGTGATGTCGTAGAAATTCGATAGCCCATCAGGGGTCATGGACGCAGAGTATGTGAGGGTGGTACGCCTGTTGATCATGCGAGTAGCCATCGTGGGAGATGATCCCGAAATGGGTCCACGGATGAGAAAAGAGCCTTCCTGACGCGTGAAAGGCTGATCTGCGATTCCTCCATTGGTTGGATATCCTCCCACTCCATCGGAGAAATCTCCGATGCTGATCAGATTTGTAATCTGTACGGAAGTGTTGTGGATCTGGCCCGAAAGCGCGGTTGCACTACCTCCCCGCGTCACCGTATTACCGATGGAGGTCACATTGGTGGCCGGGCCATGAGCGATCCACGGTCCGTTGGGGCAATACACATAGTTCCCGCAAAACAGTGATGTGTTATTGGTAAGACCTGGACTGCCCGCGAACAAGTTGACATCGACGGTTGCATTGGCCTCGATGTGGCAGTTCGAGATTTCAAGCCCTGATACGCCTGTCAATGCGCAGGTTCCTCCTAACAATCCCTCTATCTCGCAACTGATGATCCGTAAGCCATTGCATCCACGGCTGCTCGAATCGGCATTGTCTATCTTGATGAGCGTGCCGGAAGTCGCTCCATAGTTGGAGATTTCACAGCCGATGAACTCGACATCGTAGGAGCCGGTGCCATAGACGAAGTTTCCCGGATAGGGAGATGCCTTGATCAGGCAATGAGCGAACTTCCAGCTCTGCAGATAGTAAGACGCGTTGACACATCTGATCTGGTAGAACTCACAGTGCAGGAACTTGATGCGCAGGAACTTTCCCGACATCACGAATGCGTTGTTCCCGGGCAGACTGCTCTCAAAACGGATGTTCTGGAATGTGACAAATTCCGACTTGGGATCGGTCGGAGCGGAAATGGAGGTATCGAACATTGTCACGGCACCGGTGACATAGAATCCGGCCTGGGGCCCCACTCCTTGTATCAGGAACTCTGACTGCATCGTCTGTACAAGTCGGTTGACGAACAGGGAGGAGCTGACCAGACACTTTCCCGGAATGATCAGCGATCCCCAATTGGTGCTGGCGGCACAGACAGAGATGGCCCGTTGAATGGCGGCTGTATCGTCAGTCACCCCATCGCAGGCAGCCCCATATCGACGCACATCCAGCCCTTGCAAAGGGTTGTAACTGTAGTTTGTCGGAGTGACAGCCGCGGAGATCTCAGTAGCGGTACGTGCGTAATATCCTATGTTCCCCGTGACCGTATCCAAAACCGGCGCGGCATTGGGTCCCAGATACAGATTAGCCCAGGAGAATGAGGAATTCCCTAGCGTCCGGGTATTGGTGGGCGTTGGGATCAATGAATTGGCGATCGGCAATATGCCGAAGCCACCAGGGATGTTATCGACCGTCCAGATGATGTTTCCGAATATATCCTTGAGAACCATCTTGTAAGAAAGCGTCGGATCGAGCCAAAGGTTACATTCTCCCCGGAAATTCAGATTGATCGGGTTTGTGTTCGGAGTGGTTTGGGTTGAATCAACGTACGTTGCTTGAGGTGTCGTCGTGCCTGCCGCGTAAGTCGTGAGCGTGCCGAGATACAACGGAAAACCATTGGCATCAAAGAATTTCTGAACCGGAACCGGTGCGAGCTGTGCCGTCATGATAGTGGATACACAAAAACATTAGCGACTTGACTGGCCCCGCCATCTCCGATTCCCTTGGTCCCGACATTGGTCCAACCCGACGCGCTGCCGTTTTTATAGAAGCTGAAACTCGTTGTCCCTGGGGCGCCCTGAGCCACAAAACCCACTTGTGAATAAAGAGCCGCTCCGTTGTCCTGCATCGCTGCGCAGGCGACATACTGAGCGGTGACAATCGAAGGCCGGATAATCGAATTGCCCGTGAAAGTCAGCCCGAAAGTAGTCGCATTGCTGGTTCCTGAAATCTGCGGAATCCGGAGTACACATAGATTGTTCAGGATGGTGTAAGTCGCAGTTACATTGACTGTCCCACTGACACCACTCAGTGTTCCGCCAGTCGTGCCTGTTGCGATGATGCCGGTCTGCAGCCCGCTGATTGCGACTCCGATCTGTCCAGTACCGGCATGGAATAATCCGGTACCGGTATCACCGATGAATGCAATCGAAGGGGCTGCTGCAGTACCTGGCACCGCCAGTACTCCGCCTGCGAATGATCCGGCCAGCAGAAGCCAATTTCCCCCTTTGTACATGACCTGGATGACCTGATTAGTGGCAATCTGTCCGGAGCGAAGTGCCGATCCATCCTGATTGAGAATGTTGACCACGCCCAGTCCATTCACATTCAGAGTGGAAGCGCCGGTGTTAGCGTTAGAGGCGATGAAGACCACTATTACACCGTCGGTAAGCGCGGCAAAACTGGCGGTGAAATTCACCACATAAACATTCGCGCTGCCCGTATCTACTCCGCCATAGAGTGTTATGAGCTGACTGTTGACTACATTATCGATAGTCCAAATGAGATTTCCGGCGGAATCCTTGAGTTGAAATTTGTAGGAGACGTTAGGCAACACCCAACAATCGCATTCACCCCGTGTGTTCAGGACAATGGGGTTTGCATTGGGAGTGCTGCCGGTAGAATCTGTGTACGTGGCGATCGGTGTGACAGTGCCGGCCGCATAGGTGGTCAGCGTACCCAGGTATAGTGGGTTACCGTTGTTGTCATAAAACCGCTGCTTCAGGAGCGGGCTGAGAACGGCAGTCGTCATTGTGGCAAATCCGACAGGCGCCCCAAGCCCGCTCCGGGCTTGAGCGCTTCCCGTGTGGCTTTCGCTTGCGCGCGATTGGCTGCAGCTTTGCGAACCAATGTCGCTATCGGAATGCCGGTATGGATATTCGCCGCGCCTTCCAGAATATTGGCAGCATGCTGGCCTGCCTGCGCGACAAACGTGTTTGAATTGTTGACAAACGATCCGCGGGGCTGTGCCTGTGTGTAGCGCGCAACATTACCCAGAGTCTCCATCTGATCGGCTGTATCGGCATCTACCAGTGAGCGCATCTTGGGTGACAGAGACTGAAATGCTTTGTTATATCGGGCTTGGCTGAAATTCCCATTGCCCAAGTCATCAATCCCGGCGGCACGCCTTAGATGATCGATTGCCGCCACACCCATTGTCTGTTGAGCCACTGCGTTATCTGCGAAATTCTCACGCATTCGAGCCACATTGTCCCGACTGCCGTTGATTACATATTTCTGCACGAACTGGTCTGGTGCTACGGTCCTATTTACCGCCGCGTTGTAGGCAGGATCAGCCTCGAGAGCCTGGAAACGTGCGCGGGCCAATGTCCGAGCCTTGTCAAATGGCGCCTTGAATGACTCAGCTCCAGGCATGAAGTCAGAATCTTCTACTGCTCCACGAATCAGATTCGCGGCAAACCTGGTACTTCCATCCCCATCACGAGCGAGTTCCGCTAGTCGGCTACGTAATCCCTCGAATTGTTTGGCGCTGATTGTGGCATCACCTGATCCCGCCAGTTTCTCCAGGCGCGCCATGATGTCCGGAGGACCATTTGCCCACCTGTCTTCCAATATGGCATTTACACGTCCATAGAGATCGCGTGCATCCAGCACAGGCGCTTTCGGCGAGATCGACTTGCGGGCCTCGGCGAAAGCTGAATCAATTTCCGCGCGAGCTGCTGCGTCCTTAGCTTCATAGGCATCGATCAGAGTATCCCCGTGCTCGACTGTATTCGCGCTAAATACGTCTGGACCCACACGATCACGGAATGCCTGAATGTTTTGCTTCAATTGATCGTTCTGTTGATTGTACCGATCGGCAATATCCTTATTGACGCCTCGGCTGTTGACTTCATTCGATAAAACAGTCGGATCCTGAGTAGCCTGCCCTTCAGTCAACTGAATCTTCACCGGCAGTGAATCGGCTTCTGCATGCCGCGCGAGTGCGGCTGAATTGACAGCACCTCCTGTGCGTTGCGCCTCCGCTGTTACCGCCTGACGCAGTTCCGGGCTCATTGCAGCAAGATTCGGCGCGGCCGCAGCGGCCCCCATGGATTGGGCTGATGCCTGAGCATTCAGAAGTTCCTGGGCAGATGGCTTTCCGCGGGCGACTGCCTCGCGATATGCGGTGAGTGGCGCCTTGGCGATATCGCCAATAGCTCCTGCAGTGCTCTTCGCGGCTGAAGAAGCAGCAGCGGCGACGCGAGAGGCTCCCAGTAATGGAGCCGCGGTTACAACATCCGCCACGGCTGGAACGTTTTCCTGACCTACCACGGCCCCAGTTGCTTTGGAGAGCCCTTCAGCGATCGGCTGGACAATTTTGCCGATCTGATTGATTGCGTATTGACCTTCTGGTGTCCGGGGATCATAGGAAAACCTGTTCTCAATGGCGTCGATATTGCCTTTGACCTGTGCCCGGGTGTTATCCCAATCCGGAATCAATCGATTTGCCGTACGCGCCAGAGCTGCTACAGGCGAGACGAGTACGCGGCTACCCAAGGCGGCTGCGGCATCCACATCTCCTTTGATCGCTCCCCACCAGGTGTTTTCAGGTTCATCCTCTCTGTGTGTCTTGGATGGCTGAGACTTGCGCGAGCTCAGATAGGCATCCGGATCGAATGCCTGTTCCGAACGCTGATCGGACTTGCTTGCCAGGTAGGCATCAGGATCAAAATCACTCATCGGGATTCAAACTCCCGGATTTGACTGCGGATGCGCGCCATCTGTTGTGCCGAAATTCCGTGTTTGGTCAGGAACTCTTCGGCTTCTTTCGGACTACGGGCAAGGCCGTATTCATAGCCCTCGATGAGATTGGGGATATTGCGGAAATCGGCCTCGTTACGCGCCAAAGATTGTCCATCACTGGTTTTCGCCTGGATCCGTGCATAGGCGGCGAGTGCTTTTTCTGTGGCCAGTGACTGGGTCACCATGCCTTTCAGCGCTGCCTGATCAACAGTCGTATTCGGGGATCCGTTATGGGCCAATTCCCTGGCTGCGTCTGTTCCTCCCAGACCAGCTTGTGTCGCGCGAGCTGCCTCATAGCGGGCCAGATTTTTCACCAGCGTATTGGCATCCGTAGCACCCTGAGTGTCGATTCCGAGGGACGCCATGGCATTGCTGAGAGTGCGCCCGGTATCAAATCCTTTGCCTGTCTCGAGCGATGGATTGTCCAACAGCGTCCGCGCTCGACTCAGTGCATCCTGAGCCTGAATCGTATTGTTTGCCGCCGACTGCGCCTGCTGGACACGCTGGGAAATCCCAGTCGCCGCGGTGTTCTGCACAGTCGCTTGGGCAGTCGTCGGATTGGCGCCACCGGACGCCCCCGAAGAACCAGCGGAAGGGGCTGGCGTGAGGGCTCCGCTAGGAGCTACGTTGACGATCTGTCCGGCCGCATTGGTCACCTGATGAGGCGCCATGCTCTTGTCGAAGCGCTGGCCTGTGAACTGCGGGATTCCGCTCGAGCGGGCAGTGACAGTCGGATAAATCGCTCCTCCGGTATCAACCGATCCGGGCTGCGGATTCTGCTGTGCCTGCTGGCCTCCGACATCCTGGGCCTGCATCTGGAGCTGCTGGATCGCCTGAGGCAGCTTGCCCGGCGGGATATGATCAATCATGGGCTGATAGATCTGGGCCACTCGGGCCGCATCGGGCGAGAGTTTGGCGAAATTGCTGAAATACTGATCGATCTTGGCCCTGCCCGTGTTAACGCCTGTTCTCGGGTCAGTCTTATCCGCTGCAATATCAGGATCCTGCGCCAGAGCTCCGATCTGAGTACCAAGTTGATTGATCAGCGTGCCATTCAGTCCTGCGAGAGTCTGCTTGGCCGCCAATTGCTTCTGCTTGACCCCCAACAGACTTTCCATGATCGGTGTCTTGCCAGGGCCAGCCTGTTTGAACAGATCACTGCTCAGTGCGCTATTGAGATCGATCGTGCCGTCATCTCCAACATGATCCGCCGGATCCCAATTCTTGAAGAAATCCGCACTCTCCTGCTGCCCTTGGGTCGCCAAGAGATCACTTTGAGCCCGTGCGGCAGCGGATTTCTGTAGATACTGACCGGTCTGCAAAGCCTGCCGTTGCTGCTGCAGCCCGAGAATGCCCGACAAAGTATTCATCCCCTGCTGAGGATTCGGCGGGATGATCGTATTCGCGACGGGAGTCATATCCGGCATAAATCAGCCTCCTTCTGAATTCGAGGCGGCCTGATAGATCCACGGAATCGCGTTGTTGATACCTCCGCTGATGGCATTCGCTGTACCGACCTGGCCGGCGGCAAGAGCGGTACCCACATTGGTCGCGCTTTGAGCCGCCTGGCCGGCAAGCGCAGTACCCTGCTGACCCGTATTCGCCGCCGAGGACTGCCCCAGTTGGGCAATGCCCGACAGTCGGCTGAAGATATTTCCCTGCTGGGTCTGGTACTGGTTGAACGCGTTGTTGAAGCTTGTATTGGCCTGATTCTGATTGAAGCTCGACAGATCCTTGAGCGCCGCTCCGGAGAGCGCGCCCTGACCGGCGGCATCCGCATTTAATACATTCTGCTGGCCCTGCTGAAGCTGGAAATTGTAGGCCGGCGATAGTTGCTTGAAATTCTCCATCGTGAAGGGCGCAACCAATGAGCCGAACCCCAATCCGGTCCCTTGAGGTCCGCCTGTAGGTTGAGTGGAAGCACCTGTCGTTGGCTGTCCTGAGGCTGTCATGCCTTGAGTCGCCGTTGCCATCGGAGCGCCTACCAGATTTTGCGCACTGAGCGCAGCAAACGATGGATTGTTCCAATACCCGCTCAGGCTCGCTGCAGGAGTTGCTGAGGTGGCACTCGCAGGCGCATTCGGTGCCGTTCCGGTTGCAGTCTGAGGGCTGATTCCCAATCCATAATCCAACGCGCTCAGGGCTCCGTAGCCCGCCTGCATGTAGGGCTGTTCCTGCCCTGTGATGGTATTGAATTCCTGCAGCGAGATCTGTTGTGCATTCTCCGCCGCTGCGGCCTGTGTATTGGCAGCCGACTGTGCTCCCGAGGCCGCAATGGCGCTTCCGGCCACTCCAGCACCCACTACTGCCGCTGCTGCTGCCCATCCTTCAAACATGGTAATAACCTAAATGTTGAAGTGACATACCCATACCATCCGACTGTCTTCAGGAGTGGTTCCGATTCCGATTCGAGGAATACGGGAGTGAAAGAGAGGCGCCTTGAAAATCACTGCACGATTGTAGAGACCATCAACGTAGTGGACCTGCTGCCAAGCGTCTTCCGAGGCTGAATCCATATCACGGTTCAGACTTTCGAATTGCTTACTACTCATCCAATGCGCATTGACTTGAGGATGCTCGCAACTGTCCGTTTCCAGGTGACGATAGAACGCAGTACCGGATTTATCCTTCTCCTTGGATAGATACACAATGCAGGAAAAGTCCCCGAACATGCGATCACTGTGAATTCGCGACGGATCGGATTTCTCACCAGTAACGCGGAAGATCATGCTAGCCGGAAAGACTGGGCATCCCATGGCTTTGGTGAGGGCGCGCACCAAGGGAGAATGCATACCGTTGATGTTCACGCCATCATAGTTCTTGTAGCCCATGACAGTGTTGGTCGGATGCCAGGTACCGAATCCAGTCACCAAGGCTGACTGACGGATCTCATCCGGATTAGGTACAAATTGATCCACCACCATGACCCATGGTTTGACCTCGGCCCCATCATCCAGGCGACGGGTATAGAGATTCATCGGGCTGATGCGTGCAGCTTTCATCGGGGCACGAATGTCATGGTTGGAGCTGCCGAATAGGTTACTTTCAAGGTGTCGCCTTGAGATAAGGGGAACATTCCTGATGTCTGGCCCGTTCCATAGAAAGTAGAGCCATCGCGTGAGTACAGAATCTGGCTCACAGTGCCACCACTCACGATGACATTACCGCCAACTGGCGCGACGTAACTGAAAGGCGATCCCGACGGCGATATGGCACTTACCAGTCCATTGGGTTGTCCGGAAAACAATCCTGCCCAGAATGCATACCAGCCGCGAGTCGTGACACCGTCAGTCTCGAGCGGCTCTTGATAGGTAGGCTGTCGATTAGGCGTTGTCATGATGCGGTAGAGTTCTCTGACTCGCCGAACAGCGTGGCGCCTACGATATCCCGGGGCACCGGGTCGGAGAAATTGGCTTCCCAAACCCGATCGCGCGCCTCACCGCATTGGTAGACGATGGCACGGTTTCGCGTGTCCCCAGCCAGTCCGATGGGCACATCAATCTCATTGCCCCAACTGAAGCCACCATCGTCACTCCAACGCACCATGACGAGGGGATTGGATCCCTGTCCTGCCTGCAGGCCTACGCCCGGAGTGAATTCAATCTGCAAACTCGCCTGGAAAATGCGCTTTCTGGTCTCGGGCTGCCATAGATGTGGCGTACGTCGCTGACATCTCAGAGGCGCGCCGTTGTCGGCATAGATCGTGCGGCTCTGCATGTGGATCTGGCCGCTCTGGTAATCGCCCCACATGCGGACATTGGCGAAATTGACGTAGCAATTACCCAAGTGCCGATGATAGATACCGGTCGAGGCGTTCCAGGAGAGACGCTGCCACCATCCATAGGCACCGTGGGAGGCGATATAAGTTGTGGCATCCAGCACCCAGGTCACATCCGCAGTCGGGAGAGTGAGCACGTAATGCACATGCCCGAGCTCCTCGTAGCAATCCCCAATGGCGTCGGATGTCTGCGGATAGCCGTTCAGGGCATTGTCGATGGCGTGAGTAGAGACGCGCTCGACAGCGTATTGACTGGTGCGCACTACGAAATTCTGGCCTTGCTCGTTTTGGGCCAACCAACACAGTGAGGATCCTACCCGCGTAATGGAGTGTTGAGCGGCACATCCATATTGAGGTCCGATACCGGGTAAGCGCGCAAAGGCGAAATTGGTGCCGCCCGCGTTATACCAGACCTCACTGGTGCGTTCACCAATCAACCACAGCTCGCGGTTGTTCTCATGCAACGTCACCAAGTTATCGGTGCTCGAATCTTTGAGTGCGTAGAATGCACCAGCAAACGTGAGCGTATATGGCACCGGAGCATTCGTGTAGAAAGTCCGCGTACCGGGTTGATTGAAAATCAGCCATCCTTCGATGAACGCGACACGGGAAGCGCCGAGAAAAGCAGGATCCGTGATCTGACCAAACTGTGGAATCGACAACGTGAAGGTATCGCCAGTCTGATTGGAGGTCGCACTCGCATTGAAAGTGATCGTATTGCCTGTGAAGCTGATTGATTGAATCGTGGTGGCTGGGATGGCTCCGGCGCTGTCCGTAAGAGTCGCCGCGCTCGAGACAATCAGGTAATTGGGAACGATGTTTCCCGGGCTGAATGAGATCGTGGACTGGCCTGAGGTCAGATTACCGGTGAATGTGACGTTACGGGCGCCTCCGATCTGATAGAAGTATCCATACTGGCCATCCACCAATACGGCATATCCTCCCAACCCATTGAACAGCACACCGTTGTCACGGATGACGACTCGACCATTGTTGGTAAGCAGTGTGCCGACCTGAACAATGGAAAACTGCGCGATGCTGTTCTGGGTCGCCTGAACGGTAACGGAGGCGAGATAAACAATGTTTGCGGTGACGAAAAGGCACGTCAGATTGCCAGGCAATACCCAGGCGCCCCGCACGGCTCCGCTGATGGTGTTCAAAATCGGGGATAGTCCTGGAGCCCCCAGTAATGCGACTGGCATCTTGGCCTTCGGACTATTGTCCAACTCCACGAACCAATTTATCAGTCGTTGGGCATCCTGAAGCAACATGGGTGCTTCATAAGCGGAGCCGACGAATCCGAAATCAGCGCCCTCGAACATCAGACAAAGCCTCCATGCATGATCCAGCCCGCGTCGTGCTGCTGACTGCGCACGATGTCGGAGTCGTATCTGAGGGTAGTGACTGGCGAGGCGTTGAGTCCTTTGATGAAAGCGCGTGCTTCAGCAGCAGCTTTTATTAGCATTGCGCTGGGCGTCTTTCCATAGCCGGGGCAGAATTCCAGGGCGGCGAGCTTTTTGAGCGCCCTCGTATAGCCCTGTGGCAAGTTGTAATTGGTTGTGATCAGCGGAAAGGCAACAGTGTTGCCATTGTTCAGGATCGTATCCGTGAACAGATGGACTTCGCCGGCCTGTGTCGGATTGGGGTAGATCCAGATCGTGCCCAACGGAAAGGTCGGCTGGTAGGCCAATACGGTAGGCCAGGGGCCTGGAACGCCCTTATATCCCAGCTCGTTGTAGCGCTCCATGGTGAGCGTGCAATCAAACCAGTAATCGAGCCCGGTATTGCCTGCGGAAGTGATCCTTGTGTATCCGCTACTGATCCTCAACGGTCGCGGAATATTGATGTTTCCGGGAGTCGTGTAGGTGAATTGCTCGGCCGGATTGACAGTGACGATGGCATTTGCGCTTAGCGTCACGGTGCCTGCGCCGGCATTGAACGATAGAATCGTCGTACCGGCCGGCAACGCCGCCTGTGTATCAGTGACTGTTCCGCCCGCGACAAGACCGGAGGGAACAGTAACGCCTGAAATCACTGGCGAACCACCGACTAGAGTTCCGTTGAATGTCCCGGCTACCGGATTGCCGATGGTGTACTTGTACTGACCGGGGGTCCATCCCGTGAAGACATTCTCTGTCTGGCAATAGATGAAATCCTTATCCACCGACAGCGAATCCATGAGGTCATTCAGCTTACGCAACGCCACCGCCCCGTTGTTGGGCGCTAGCACTTGTCCTGGCGAGAGCGCGTTGATGTCGATCAGCGCATCCGTGATGATTTCCGACGCGGTAGTCAACCTGGCATCACTCCCACCAGTACTACATCCGCCACCGAAGCCGTCAAGGTCATCGGACCCGCGCTGTTCTTCAGTCCAGGAAACGTATATGTCGTGTCAACGGTGGTAGATCCCGTCAACACGACATTGCGTGCAGTCCCATCCTCTCCCCGGAATCCTCCTATTGTCAGGGTCACCGCACTACCGTTCTTCAGGATTGTGACCGAGTATAGCCGGGTGTCGTTAGCCGCCCCGGCTGCACCGGCGCCGATCAGCCCTGCCTGCACCTGGATGACACTGGTCGAGTGCAGAAGTCGTGGGTCTTGAACGACAAAGACATCCATAGCCCACCTATTGAATCTGGGAAGGCAATGGCAACGTGCTGGGCCGGTCCACCGCAACCAGATATACCTCCGCTGCCGTGGGTACGATCGGTGAGGCGGTGGCATTGGCGAAGGTGATCGCCAACGTGTTGGCCGCCGAAACACGGGCGTTCACGATGCCTAATCCAGCTTGAGTGGTCGGTTTCGTGACATTGACGTAGTCGCTTGTCAGAAGACCGTTGACCGTGAAAGTCTGTTCGGCAGTCGTATTAGCGCCTACTGAACTCGGAGAAAGCGTTACACCCAGGAGCCAGGATCCCTGAATGTTGCCGCGAATTAGCGTCTGTTCCACAAAGTTCTCCTGAAGGGGCGACAGCCGCCCCTATCGGGTTTAGCCGGCGATTCGCAGGCCCAGCGTTCGATAGATGCTGGCGGGTCCATACAACACATCCGCGCGAGTGGGCTCGGAATCGTTGTTGATGGTGTATTGCGTGACCACGCGGATGCTCATGCCGACATCCTCATCGTCATAGGCTCGGGCCGCGAATTCCACGCCACGGGGCAACGGAAGATCCGCGAACGCAAGCGCGTACGCATACTTATGGAACACCAGACCCTGAGGGCTCACCTGGTTGGCATTCGCCGTACCGCCATTGACCGTGATCGCAGCCCCGGAGACCGGCGCTGCCGTGACGTTCTGGAACTGGCCGGCGGAGATGCAACAATCGCCGATGACCAGAGTCAGGGTACCGGTGTTGGAGCTCGTGTACTGGCCGGTTGTGGCATTGAAGGTACCCGCCGCAAGTGTGGCCGGTGCATAGGTGAGGCCCGGCGCCGCGGCACCGTTGGCCGGGGTCGCAAATCCACCCGGGGGCAGCACAACGAACTGTCGCAATGCCTTGCCGTATTGCAGACGGTTCTGCGGATTAACCGGAAAGACGCCTGCAAATTGGATGACATCGCCGACATTGATGACCGCAGTGCTTGCGGTCCAACCTTGAGTCGAGACGGTGCCGGATTGCGCCCACCCGGAAGTCAGGAAAGCCGTTCCCGCAATGGGGGTCGTCAGGACGGGCGTGCCGCCCTGAGCACCTGTGGTGAACACCGGGATATTCTGGTCTTCCCACCAGTCGAGGCCTGCGAATTCCTTCGCGATCATGCCGGCATCGATGTACTCACTGATCTTGGCCTGCGGATTGAACAGGCCCTGGACAGTTGCGACCATCGAGGACATGGAGATCGGATCCAGCACCGCATTTTTCTCGCCGTCCCGCGGGCAGGCCTCGGCCGCCAAGGTCGCACGGGCGTCCGTGAACAACTTGAGCGAATTCGGCGTGACGCCTGGTGTGCCAAGCGAAGCCGCAGTGTTCAGATAGGCGTACTGGGCCGTGTCAGAGTCAACACGGTTCGCAACAGTGGCGATCTGGGGACGCAGAATGCGCTTCTTGAACATGTCCATGCTCAAGGCCAGATCCTGGGTGGTGAACTGCACGTCCACATGGAACTGATAATTCAGCACCACAGGGATGGACTGCTCGAACGTGTCTTCGACGTTCAGGGGCGGTCCGTAGGTGCCCTTGTAGCGGGGCGGCCGGCGGATATTGACGGTGTTACCGATCTTCGCGCCCGTCTGGGCAAACTCATCCGAGTACTGCCGCTCGACGCGGTTTGCGATGATCAGCTCGTTTTCAAGTACGACGAGAGCTTCATTCGTGATGTAGCTCATCGTCAGGAGCTGCTGAGTCATGTGTTGAGTTCCTGAAAAAGGTTACTTTCAGGAGCCCTACAACCATCTCAATGCCGTGCTTTCTCGCGTCGGCGATTGCGCTCGTATTCGCGAAGCTGTTTGAAGTCCATCTTCGCAGGATCGGTCACAATGCCGGTCGTACCTTCGCCTGACAAGGGAGTGATGGGAGTGGGGGCTCCACCGCGCTCGACGCGTGTCACCGGCTCTGCGGCTGCTACAGCAGGTTTTGCAGGGTCAGTGAGCCTCGCCTCGAGCTTGCCGAGTTCGGCCAACGCCAAAATCGGCTTCATCTTGGAAATCCGGACCGTTTCCTCAGGGTTCTTCATCAAGTAATAGTGAAGTTCCCCGCCTTGTTCAGACTCAAACAGGTAGTTCAGCACGTGCTGCGGCACCTGATCAGCCGCTGTACCCTTGACGGACTCAACAACTTTGTCGAAGTCGGGATGGTCCCTGCGGACCTTCTCGAACCGTGACTTCATTCGCGCCTCGGCTTCGGATCTCTCCTTCGCCGCTTGTTCATCTGCCAGTTTCTTTCGCTCATCTGCAACAGCTTGCGCTGCTTCGAACTTTGCTACGTCCTTGGAATAGGTCTTCCAGTCAAACTGGCCGTTGACTTGATACTTCGGATCGGTCTCCGAAGGCTCTTTGAGCTCAGGTTCCGGCTCTTTCTTGGGAGCCTGAGCTTCAAGGGCCTTCGCACGCGCTTCAGCCTCTTCTGCGCGCTTCTCCGCGAGCTTGCGCTCGTTGAACTGCTGCTCGGCGAAGCGCTCGTTTTCCTCCGCCAACTCCTGCGCTTCCTTCATGGCGCGGTGTTTCTTGTTGAATTTCTCTTCCGCCTTGCGCCCGAGGATTCGGCGTTCCTCATCGGTGAAGTCTTCCCAACCCTCATTCGTCTGAGATTCTGTCTTTGCCTCGTTTTCGGCCTGCTTTTGCGGATTTTCCGCAAATTCGGGCTTCTTTTCGGCTTCCTGGGGCTGTTTCGTTACTTCCTCGACGCTCTTTGTAGCGGCAACGGGGGTTTCTGCCGGCCCGTTGGTCTTCGGTTTGTGGTCTGGAACGTGAGTGACCGTGCCATTCTGCACAAACTCGGTGAGACCCTGCGAAGTGACGACTTTACCCATGACTTACTTCTTCGCCACCAGAGTGGCAACCAGATCCTGCGCGGCTTCTTTGTAGAATGTCGTCGAGAACGCGACTCGCTCCTGATTTTTGGTCAGTAGCTCCGGATGTAGCGTATGGCCCCACGTTGCCTCGAAATCACACTTATATCCGGCCGGATTCCATTCGATATCGTTGTCAGGCGCGTTCTGCAGCCGCCAGGTCTTGGACACGTAGAAATACAACATTTCCGAGACGGGCGGCCAGGCGTGCGTGAAATCGCCATAAGCTCGATTGCTACACCAGTGGGGCGTGGCAATCGTTGCCTTTCCACCCGGAACCAAGACGCGATACATCTCGTTGAAGATTTGTACGCGCTCCTGGCCAGTGAAGTGCTCGAGTACATGACTCATGTTGATTTCGTCAACTGATGAATCTGCCCATGGCCAAACGGTCAGCAGATCGGTGACGACATCTACGCCCTCAAAGGTGCGGCGATCGACGCCCAGGAAGCCGGGCTTCTTGTTCTTGCCGCAACCCAGGTCGAGCTTGATCGGCTTTACTTCTTCAGCGACTGCATTCATTACCACACCATGTCTTTCGGCCCGAAGGAGCCGTCGTAATCGAGATGACCAACCTTCACCGAGCAATCGATGGCGCACCGATAGCCGTATTTGTGTGCGTCGCTCCAGAAGGTCAGATCCTGAGTGCCCACCCCTTGTCCGTCCCGACCGTTATAAGTCTGGAACCAGGGCTTTTTGAGCCGCTCATCCTTGAACATGGAGAGTCGCCAGAGATTGAAACCCATACCGGTGCCCCAGCACTCCACCAAGCCCCCCAGGGGATCGGGCAACTGAGGGCGGAAATTCGGCATGGGATCGCGGATATCACCCCAGATCTGGGCAACACCGCCCTCGCCTTTCGTGAAGTAGAGCCCCCCGATACAAGCCAATTCAGGATGCTCTTCCATTCGCTCTACGAGTTTCACTACACCGTCTGGGGGCGGCAGATTGTCGTGCTCAATGGTCAGGATGTACTCCCAACCACCGAGCGTCTGATCCGCCAGGATCTGAGCAATCGCAGTCGAGTAGGCATCCCCAACTTCCATTCCTTGGGCCAGAACTCGCACTACGCCGTTGTTGGGCGGAAACGCGAGATTCCAGTGTGACAACGAAGCTTTCGCCGGAAGCATGTCACCGGCTGGCAGGATCACGACAATGCGCTGCCGTTTCCAGCTTCCACCTTTCAACAGCCGCGCGCGCGTACCCTCCAGGTCCGCGTTATGCGCGCCAGCGAAAGTGTCCGTCATCACCAGTTGGGGTTTGGCCATCAATAGTTCCTGAAGACGTAGGCGAACTGCGCCGCGGACTGGTTCGCGCCGGTCTGGTTGATCTGGGTCACCGGAATCGATACGGGAATACCGGTCTGAGCGGAGCTCCAGATACCCATCGCACCATACAGACCGCTGTTGGCGGTGGTTGCCGCAGTGATCTCAGCGTAGTTCAACGCAGACTGGTTGCTGTTCCAGCCTTGGACGGAGATGGTGTTACCGAGGTTCGTCGTCGCGGTGCCGATGCTGGATGAGTTTGTGGACCAGTTGAATGCGACGAAATACTCGCCCGGCGTCATGCTGATGTTCATCGGCACGGAGATCGGCCGAATCGCACTGGCGCTCAACTGGCTTTGGCCTGAGTTGTTCGACGCGTAGGTATAGGTCGTCTGCGTGGAGCCTGAGGAGAGCGTCACGAGCGCCGAGCTACCTGTGTTGTTCGAATAGACCGCGCCATAGGCGGAGATCACCATCGCGGCAGTGGCCGCGGTGGCCGCAGTGGCCGCGGCAATGTTCACCAGCAGATCCATACGACTTGCGGTGACCGGCCACAGGCAATCCAGGTACTGGATGCTCAAGGAACCCTGGCCCGGGGCCGTGAGATTGGTGAAGCCAGTCTGGGCGATCAGGCGGGGTACTGCGCCCGCACTCTGGGGAATACCCAGAACAGCCCACTGGCCCGCGGTGGTGACATAGCACATGCCCTGGTCGGATGTGTTGGCGAGAAAGCCAGGGGCAAAGTTGCTGGCTGCTGGCAGTGTCGCGAAAGTATAGGCAGTCGTGGTGCCGGATTGAACGATCGCGGCCGGTTCACTGTTGGGGGTCGAAGCGGATGCCGGCCCCGGGTTAACGGTGGTCATTACAAACTCCTGAATGGGGGTGATGGATCATGCTGAGCCGTTGGGCCGTTTCTCGGCTTTCTCCGCCGCTTGGGCCGTCATTGCAGCGAGGTCTTTCTCGTGCGCACGGTCCTGATTGCTGTCGATCAGCTTCGCCCCCGCATTGATCTCCGCCACGTCGCGCGCGGTAACGCTCCTGACGTGCGTATCGAATCTCTCGGTATCGGCCCGAACATCGGTGTCGCGCCGTTTGGTTGTATCGCGGATCTGCTCACGCTCGGTCTCGGCGCCCTGGCGCATCTGCTCGATGCCCGTCCTGTATTTGATCTCCAGCGCCTGCTGTTGAATGATCTGCTGGGCCTGCTGGACCTGGGTCATCAACGCCTGAACAATACCCTGAGCTTCCTTGGGGAGCGCCTGAATGGCCTTTTGCATACCCTGAGGATTGGTGGGCAGCAGACGATCGGCCAGATCATCGGCACCAGTGATGTCCAGGTTTCGCACCACGATATCGGCGCCGGTCTTGACGATGGGCTCCGCCAGTGGAGTGCGGAGCAAATCGAGCAGTGTCTCAGCGCCCTCCTGGCGCTTGGTCTCGTAGCCTGGGCCCGTGTCCATCACGACATCGTATCGGCCGACCGTCAGATTGTTCTTCACCTCGAGGATGGCGCGTGTCTGCGGATCAGAGACCTGCTGGTTAATCTGCACCATCTGGGGGACTCCATCCTCCCCGATGATCCGCTGCATGCGCTGCGTCGAGTAGTAGTGCGGTATCAGATCCAGCAGGATCTCGCCCGTGTGGGCGATCGCCATCGTCTGGTTGTCGTAGTACTGAAAGTGACTCCGATCAGTCGAGGCCTGGCGCTCCCGCAACGCCTTGCCCGAGACCACCGTGCCGGGCGTGTCGGCGCGGGGCTCATGGGGCATACCGGCGAGCATCATCAGGTCCTGGAGCGCACCTTGACGCGCGTTAACCACGCCGGCCGGGATCTGAACGGCCTCCTGGCGCTGCGGAGGCGGCAATACAGGGGAATTCTGGTCCTCGGGGTTAGCGTGGACTACTGCATAGACCAGCGCGCTGTAGGCCTTCTGGTTGGCGTCCTTCCATTCCGGATGCCCGTCGAGTTGGCCCTCGGCCGCGATGAAAGGTGCTCGAGGCGCCAATGCCACCAACTCGGTCTCGCATGTGGCCCAGTAGTTCAGCATGCGGTTGGTGTCTTTGAGGTCACGCACCATACCGCGACGCCGGATCTGGCCATTCAGATCCAGCACGTTGCCTTCACAGCGCACGAGCGGGATCCAATAGCCCGGCAGTGGCCGCTGATCGCCTTTGCCACCATAGCAGCGCCGGTCCACGACCTCGGTACCATTCAGCCGATACCACTCGATTACACGCCGGTGGCTCATGCGGCTGATTTCTTTGCCCTGCTCGTCTCGCGCGACCGCAATGCCCTTTTCCAACAGGACGGCGCGCAAGCGCTTCAAATCGCGCTCGTAAAGGGTGGTGCCATCGGTGAGTTGATAGAGTCGTTCCGGGATCTTGCGCACCCGGTAGTACTCGGCCAGACGGACTTTGCTCTTTGATTCCCAGAGCTTGCCGGTATCGCCAGCCCCACCACCGCGGAACTCGACGTTCTTGGCATCCGGATATTTGCGCTTGTACTTCTGCCGGCTCATCTCCTCTGTGATGAGCGCCCACTCACGATCCGCTCCCGTCGGAAGTTGGGCGTAGGGATCGTCGTAGACCGTGAATGCATTGCGGATCGCACGTATCTTGAGCTCCTGGTCGAAGCTCTCAGGCGAGACGTACTCACCCAGAATGCGCCAGTAGCCCCAGCCGATCTTGACTGCGCTTTCACCGCCTGTGTCATAGGCGTGAGATGCCTTGGAAAGATTCTCGATGTGCCGGATGAGACCGGAAACGACCTTCGCATCCTCGATCCGTGCGCCATCGCCCACCGGATGCACTTTGATCCGGGGACGCTGCTGCCGCATGTTGTTGCAGACCTCGCGCACACAGCGACGGGTCATGTTGATTGTCAGCGTTGGACGCTTCTGGATCTTGCGTAGATTGTAGAGGTCATCCGGCCACTGTTGGCCGTCCTCAAACTCCAGATCCTCAAGCGCGAGAGTGTTGTTCTCTCCATTCGCTTCCATCGAGATCCGCAGCCGCTCGTCCGCCTCGAGAAAAATCTCTTTGTCGGTAACGGCTGGGTATTCGTCGAATTCTTGTGGGATCTGCGGCACAACGCCCCGTCAAGCTTGACAAAGCGTACTGTATCAGTGGATCGGCAATAATGCCAGATTATGCCTTTATTGTTTCACCTGTGTTCCAGCGTGGAATCGTCAGCCCATCCAATCCAGTCCGTCATGGCGCGGCTGGCCAGCAAATTCAGGCTCTGGCAGCTTCTTGACGGGCTTGGTGATCGCGTAACGCTTCATCATTAGCGCGTACCGGCTGGCTGAGATCAGGTCGTCATTCAGCTTTACGATGAGGCCATCCTTGCGGTGGTAGAGATCGAACTCCTCGAACCAATCGGTGAGGTGTGAGAAGACTTTCCACCGGCCAGTCTCCATGCGCTCGTACATGTCGGTGATTCCCGCCTCGACACCATTCGTGCCATCCTCGAACTGGGCATGCTGAAAGAGCATCTTGAGCCCATGGCGCTTGTAGATCGCCTGGAGCTGCTGTTGGTCCTGGGTATCGAACTTGCCGCCGGACTGTTTGCCGTCGTGGGGCCAGGACCAGGGCAACCAGTCGGCCCAGGGTTTCACCGCGGCGGCGACATCTTTCGGCGGCTGCATGCGGGCTCGGTAGGCTGAGGTGACATAGATGCAGTCAGCGTCGCGATCCCACGCCAGGCGGGCTGCGCCGGTCGGATGGTCCCAGCCGAAGTCCAGGCCACCGATCTGCGGCCAGTGAGGCGGAATCGGAAAAGATTCGCAGGCGATGATCGAGCGTTCGAACGGGAACACACGGCCTGAGCCTAATTGAGGGATACCTTGCGTGCGCGCCTTGCGCTCGTGTTCTGGATAGCTTGCGATAATGGCTTCACGCTGCTCAGGCGTGTAGTGCTCGGCATCGTGGATGGTCATCGAGGTGACGTGCGTGCCAGGAGCTTTCTCAAGCAAGAAGCGCCGCACGACCTCGGTCATGCCCAGGAGCGGAGTGAACGTGATCAGCGTGATGCCGTTCGTCGCGTTCGTGCGCGTGAGGCCTTCGGAGTAGATGTCTGCCGGCGGCTCTTCGTCGAACCAGACGAAATCGAGGGTTTCCCCTTGCCACTTCTCGCGGCCTTTTTCGTAGCTCTTGAGCTGGATGGTGGATATATCGCCGGATACATGCCGGACCCTAATCGTATCCACAGCATCCGCAAGGCCGCGCGCGGAGCTCGTGTCGAGGATAGCGGCTTTCGGTATGGCGCCCGTTCCCCACGCACCAGGACGCCCGAGGAGGATGCGCTGCGGATTGTCTCGCGTGGATTCGCCAGTGACGCCAGCAGCCCATCCGACAATTGGACGATCCCAGCGCCGTCCTTGCCACCAATCGGGATATTGACCAGTGGCGTGCATGGCGAGTTCGAAACCGGCAGCCCACGTTTTGCCGACCTGGTTTGCAGCCATGAGCAGTCGCTGGCGATGCTGACTCCCCGCGTCATGGAATTCCTTCTGCTTACTGTACGGTCGGTAGCGAAGCAACTGGCGCTGGCTGTCCCGGGTCTGCAGTTCCCGTTCCAGCGCTTTGAGTAGCGAGGTAGCCTCTGATGGACTGAAGGGTAGCGAGGAGTTCGTCATCCGCCATGCTTTCGAGCGGCCGGCGCTCGACGGTCTGGGCAATCATGTCAGGGAGAGTCTTGCGCAACAGAATGTTGGCAGCCTGCAACTGAGTCTTGGTCATCTCCAATCGACCAAGCACGTGATTCTGTAAGCGATTGATCAACATACTGGTTCGGATCTTTTGCCGAACGACATCGGGTGTCCAATCGCGTTTACGAGCGGCCATTAACGAGCAGCTCCAGGCCACTGGGTGAATTGCGGCACATACTCAGGCTGTAACGGAGCAATGCGGCTCGCCACCATCCGCTTGTCGTGATCATCCAGGCGCAGGCGCAACTCAGTGATGTTGTCGGTCTGCTTCTCGATGATGGCCATGAGCGCGGTGAGTTTGGATTCCAGCGCGGAGATGCGGGCGTTGGGGTTCATGTCTTCACCACGTTGGACTTGATCAGCGCGAGGCGCACATGGGCTTTGACATCGCTGTCGGGTGTGGCCGGGATACCCATATCCCAGTTGGGATTGGCATGCATACCGAGCTTGAAGTGGTCGTATCCGCTATCGGCGTGAGCGTGCCTTTCAAGCCAGTCTTCGATGGTGCGGCGGTCCGAGACACGGTCATAGCCGGCGTTCTTGCGGCGCGCGAGCTCAAATGAATGCTGGGCCTCCGGGCCACAGATCGTGCAAACCAAGAAGAGCTTGTTGCCTTTGACCTGGGTGTGATTCACGCCGCTTCCTCGACCACAATCGCCACATCCGCTTCGCGACAAATCACGCACTCGGTCGTGCCCCACATGAACGTCGTGAATAGATAACCGCGGATCTCGAGGCCTCCCAATTCCACTACGTCTCCGACTTTCACATCGCATGGCCGGAAGTGCTTTGAGTCCCAGGACTTCGTACGCTTGCCCTTGGGGCCGTCATACTTCTTGGGATAGCAGCCGGGACCCACTGCCCTGACAACCCCGCGTAAGGGCTTTCCGTGCCATTCGACGGCAATAATCGTCGATGGCTTCCACTGGAGCGGCTCGATGACAATCTGGTCTCTCAATGGCCGCACGTTCGCGCTGGCTGCAATGAAAGTGTTGGTCTCATTGCCGATGCGCAGCCCGCCATTGTCGTAAGTCTGGGTCATTTCTTTTTCTTGCGCCGGTATTCGGAATAGGCCACCGCCGCGCGCTGCTTCTGATCAGGAAAGCTCTTGCGCGCTTCCTGCGATCCCATATAGCGGCCGACAAAACCGCTCAATGATTCGCCTTTCGATGGCTCGGGCATGTCAGTGATCCATCTTCCCACCAGGACCCTTCACATCGCACTTCTCAGGATGGTTGGGCACGTTGAAGCTGTGACTGCCGGCACCCTTGCCACCCACCCGCTCGATACTCTGAACGGTTTCGGTGCGACCAGGCTTGCCATGATCGGCACCCTGCTTCTTGCTTTGGGCGTTGCCTTGGTTCTTCTGGCTCATGTAGCTCTCCTGAATAGATGGGGATTAGTTAAATGAGGCTTAATCATAATCGTCGCATGACGTCAAGTCACGGCCACCCTACTAGCAGCCGCATTTGGTATGAAACGGTATCCACTTCCTGATCCACGCAGGCCAGCCGCAGATCAGGACACAGTAGGGTTTTGGACGGGCCCCGGCGTGATCACGTTTTCGTAGTTCAGGACGGCCGTGGTCGATACGGCGTTACCCAGCGCGTCCTGGATCTCGAGGAAGTACGGCGTATCTGGAACGATCGTCACTTGCAGATCTGCGTCCGTGACCGTCACATGCCTTGAGCCGTTCGTATTCGCGACCGAGTTGCTGATGTTTGCGGCAGGCACCGGATACCTCTTCACCGGTGGATTCACGGTATCGAGCAGTACCACGTAACTCAGGGCAGCGATCTGAGCGGCCGTCAGCGTGACCGTATTGCCGTTCTGGTCTGTACCGGTCAGGGGCGTATCGAATTGGATTTTCACGTGAGCCTCAAATCAGTTGAATGTGGATGCCGAATGCGTCTTTGACCTGGGCCCTTTTGAGGTTCCAGGCCTGAGTCTCGAATCCCTTCGCGTCGTACCAGTGGACCATTCCGTCGTTCTCCACCACCATGAAATCGATGCGGATCCGCCGGTGGGTGCCGGGCAGTTGGAAGCTCACCTGGCGCACACACGCACGGATCTGACCGGCGGCGCGCTGGAGCTCGAACTCCTTGAACTTCTCAAGTTCGCGCTTGCTGTCGAACCGGTGGCCTTGCCAGTCCACTTTCTCGTTGAAGTATTTGCCGCGGCGCTTGTCGATTACCTCAAGCGCCGGACGAGGCTCCAACGGGGTCGCGATCCTCTGCCGAATCTGGCTGCTGATGCGCTGGTATTGTTCGGGAGTCAGGCGCACTACCCTGCTCTCTTCACGCTGTTGAGATATCGCTCGCGGTCTTCGCAAATCTCACGCGCGTCCCCGGCAGTCGGTCCCCACCCGAGATCCTCGCCCGTCGTCGGCCCAAGTTGGTAGGCGATCCAATGGTCAGTCACCGCCTCAACGACACAGTAGTTGCCGCAGGAGGTGCGTTGAATCGAGCCGTCGGGAGGAAGCCATTTCATCGGTATGCCGCCTCGGGCAGATAGCGGATCGCCTCATCCCACTGCCCCGGATGGAACTGGCGTTTATCACGGTGGAAAAATCCCGTGATTTCACCGAGAGCGCCGAGCC